ATTACGAATTTTTAGCAGCAAATCGTAGCGGAGATAATATGGCAGAATCAGCAATGTATGGTAGTAATAGAATTAGCTATCAAAAAGTTGGAAGTGCAAGAATCGCAATTAAGCATTCAGCACCAATTAATGTAGAAAGTGCATCGAGCAGAAGAACAAAAATTGGAAGTATTTTTATTGAATCGCCAAGTGGTGAAAAATTTAAATATCCATTTAAACACTTGAGTGGTGCAAGGGCTATGGCGTTACATGTTAGCGAAGGCGGACATGCATATGACGATTTTGGAAAATACATATCAGGCTTATCAGAAGAGATGTCAAAACTACGTAAATTTAATCAATACGTTGGCCGTAGTACTGTAATGGCAGAAACCCTAGAAGGCTATAGCGATGTTGTTAAAGGTCGTATTAAAGAAGTAAAACAAACAATTGCAAATTTACAAAAACCTACATACTACAAAGAAGCTGCTGAAAACTTTGTAGTACCAATGATTGAAGACGTTCCGACTGACATTGCTGACAGTTGGGTAGATCAATTAACTATTAAACAATTTAATGAAGAACTTAAAGATGTATTTCCGTACATTTATAACCTAGTAGGCGAAGCTGTAAAACCAACAGAATTAGGTCCAGAAGATTTAGTCGCAGAAGCAGTTGAAATGTGCCCAGATGCATGTTGCGGTAAACCTGTAACAGAATGCAAATGTGGACCTGATTGCGAGCATTGTGACTGTCACGAAAAGAACAAAGCAGCAAATGAAGCAACAATAAACAGCGTTGATTCTCTTATTGAAAAAGCAATTGATAAACTAATGGGACAGTTTGCTGAAAGTAAAGACACTTGTAAGCATTGTGGTTGTGAAGTAGGTAACCCAAGAGAAGGCTGTGATTGCGAGGAAGATTGTCATGCAGAAGGCATTGACGCAATGAAAAAAGCAGGCAATGCAAAAGCAGATGCAGAGGCAAAGGAACGAGCGAAAAAAGACGGCAAGAAAGAAGCAGACGATACAATGGATGTAAAAATTAATCAAAAAGGTCAAGTAGCAAAAGCAGGCACACCAGAACCAGAAGAAGAGCAAAAGACACCAATTGGAGAATTCATTCTATCTTATTTTGATAGAGAAAACGGAACATTTCCTAAAGGCGAAACAGCAGTACTTACTATGGTAGAAAAAGATTATGGCCCTCAATATGTAGAGCCAGCTGCTCAATTTATTGAAAAAGTAGAAGCTATGGTTGCAGAGCGTAACGCACAAGATGCAGAACATAGCAGATATCCAGAAACAGAAATGGCTAAACACCAAACAAGCGATATTAAGAGATTAGCAGGAATATAATCCTGTTATAAGTTTTTATGTTTTTTCTTTAAAAAAAGACTTGACAAACACTAGTATATTGTGTAGTATGTAATAGTACTGCACATTAAGGCATACAACAACACAAGACATAGGCAACATTATAGGAGGCATAACTATGGCATCATTAGCAGAAATTAGAGCAAAACTTAAAGAACAAGAAGCCGGCGCAGGCGGTCAACGCACAGGCGGTGGCGACAACGCAATTTACCCATTTTGGAATATGAAAGAAGGCGAACAAACTACTCTTCGCTTCTTACCTGATGGGGACGATTCAAACACTTTCTTCTGGAAAGAACGTTTGATGATTAAACTTCCATTTAGCGGTATTAAGGGCGACACAAGTTCACGCCCAGTACAAGTACAAGTTCCATGTATGGAAATGTACGGCGAATCCTGTGGCATTCTACAGGAAGTACGTGGTTGGTTTAAAGATCCATCATTAGAAGATATGGGTCGTAAGTATTGGAAGAAACGTTCATATATCTTCCAAGGATTTGTAACTGATAATCCACTATCAGAGGACTCTACACCAGAAAATCCTGTTAGACGTTTTATTATTGGTCCACAAATCTTTCAGTTGATTAAGGCAGCTCTTATGGATCCAGACATGGAAGAATTACCAACAGATTATACTGCTGGTGTAGACTTCCGTCTTGCAAAAGGTTCCAAAGGTGGATATGCAGATTACGGCGCAAGTAATTGGGCACGTAGAGAGCGTCCACTAAGTGACACTGAGATGAATGCAGTTAATACACATGGACTGTTTAATCTCAATGACTTCCTTCCTAAAAAGCCAGATGAAGTGGCTGTTAAAGTTCTTGCAGAAATGTTTGAAGCAAGTGTAGATGGCGAAGCCTACGATCCAGATCGTTGGAGTCAATATTTCCGCCCAGCAGGCATGCAAGCACGTACAGGTGATCCATCAAAGCCGGCATCACCACAAGCAACAGCCGTTAGTCAAAGTGCTCCAACTCCTGCTCCAGCAGTAGACACACGTAATGATGATATTCCGTTTAAGTCTAATGAAGAAGTTGCAGCAGAAGCAGCACCAGCAGCAGCACCAGCAGCTGAAGGTGGAGCACAAGATATCCTTGCAATGATTCGTTCACGTCAAGGTTAATAAACTACAGTGGGGGAGCAATCCCCCATTACGCTTTTTAGAACAGGAGAAACAATGGTCAGTAAAACATTTGATCCAACGAAATTCCGTAATTCGTTGACAAAATCTATTACGGGTATGAGTGCAGGCTTTAACGATCCAACTGATTGGATCAGTACAGGCAACTTTGCACTAAACTACTTACTAAGTGGCGACTTTACTAAAGGTATTCCGCTAGGCAAAGTAAGTGTATTTGCAGGAGAATCAGGTGCAGGCAAATCTTATATTGTATCAGGTAATATTGTAAAGTACGCACAAGATCAAGGTATTTTTGTTGTCCTTATTGACAGTGAAAACGCACTTGACGAAACATGGCTACAAGCACTGAAAGTAGACACAGACGAGAGCAAACTTCTTAAACTTAACATGGCAATGATTGATGATGTTGCTAAGACTGTTAGTACGTTTATGGAAGACTACAAAGCAATGAACGAAGAAGATCGTCCTAAAGTGCTGTTTGTAGTTGACTCGTTGGGTATGCTTATGTCACCAACTGAAATGGACCAGTTCCAAAAAGGTGATATGAAAGGTGACTTTGGACGTAAAGCAAAGGCACTAAAAGCACTTGTAACTAACTGCGTTAATATGTTTGGTAGTTATAATGTAGGTATGTGCGTTACTAACCATACATATGCATCACAAGATATGTTTGATCCAGATGATAAGATCTCAGGTGGTTCGGGCTTTGTGTATGCAAGTTCAATGGTTGTTGCTATGAAAAAACTTAAACTTAAAGTAGATGCAGACGGCAACAAAACATCTCAAGTACATGGTATTAGAGCAGCGTGTAAGGTTATGAAAACACGCTACAACAAACCGTTTGAAAGTGTGCAAGTTGAAATTCCATATGAAACAGGCATGGATCCATATTCAGGTATGTTTGACTTAATGGATGCAAAAGGCTTGTTGGAAAAGAAAGGCAATCGGTACGAGTATGTTATGAGCACCGGCGAACCTATTCTAGAATTTCGTAAGCGTTGGACTGGCGAACTACTCGATAAAGTTATGGCAGATTTGCCAGCTAAGGAAGCACAAGTTGCAGCCGATGAAGCAGAAGCTGAACGGTTGGCACGTGAAGCAGAATTGGCTGAATTAGATGCTGAATTGGTAAATACCGATGATAACTTAATCGAGGAAACTACTGAAAATGGATGAAGACCAAATTGCTGACATCTGGAACTTATTTAAAAACTATTTAGATAAGAAACAACCAGAACTTGTAGCTGAAAAATTTGTTGACTTACTGGTTGATTATGGTGTTGACGACTTGACATTAAAATCTTCGCTTGGCAATGATAAACTTTTAGATGCTGCAATTCAATACTATTTAGAAGATGATGACGAAGACATCGACGAACAAGAGTGGGATGAGTAATGGGATGGTATTCAGATGTATCACGTGATATTTCTAAAATTCCAAGTGCTATACAATATTTTGAAACCGAACTTGTAGAAGCAAAACGTGAAGTTAGACTCAAAGGTAATGTTGAACGTGCGGCAGCCGAAATGCCTGGTATTGTTGAACAGCGATTCAATCAACTTCAAGAAATAGAAGCAATTCTAAACTATTTAAATATTGAGCTACGCAGATTGCGTAGTTCATTTTTTAAGAAATATCTTGAGAATTATCAACGTGCTCTGTCTAGCCGCGATGTAGAAAAATACGTCGACGGCGAAGCAGACGTTGTTGACTATGAAAAGATTATTAACGAGTTTGCGCTAATGCGTAACAAGTGGTTAGGTGTACTCAAAGCCCTTGATCAAAAGCAATGGCAAATTACTAATGTTGTAAAACTTAGAGTTGCTGGTATGGAGGATGCAACACTGTAATGGCACATAGCGCAGAATATTTAAAACAACTAAAAAAACTACACAAATTTAATTTTGGATCAGGAGATACTTTACCTGAAGTAGTAAAAGAAATACTTGATAGCGGAGAAGTAACTAGCTTTCTTGATTTTGGAAGTGGCAAAGGATATCTTTCACAAAAGATATCTGAAGCATATCCAGATATTAAATTGTATACATACGATCCAGTAACAAGTCCAATTGACTTGCCTGAACAAGTTGATATGACCTATAGTAGCGATGTGCTTGAGCATGTAGAACCTCATTTATTGGAACAAACACTAGATGATTTATTTGCACGAACTACAAAATATCATTATCATTTAATTGCGTGTCATCCAGCTAAGAAAAAACTAAGTGACGGCAGAAATGCACATTTAATTATTCAAAGACCTAAATGGTGGAAACGCCACTTACAAAAGTACCACTGGCAAATTCAACATGAAAAAATTACAGAACGTTATGTAGAAAAATTTAATATAAATGTGATAAAATATATTACGGTACTAAAAAAATGAAACTAGTACACAATTATTGGATGCCAACATCAGACGAACATTTTGAACGTTTAATTAGTAAAAGAATAAAAAAAGGCGGCCCTGCTGAATACCAAGATGATGTTAGAGATGAAGCATACAAATACGTAACTGATTTTAATATAGCAGTTGATGTAGGTGCAAACGTAGGCTTATGGGCAAAACCTCTTACACAAAAATTTAATCATGTAATTGCATACGAACCTCTTGAGCAAGTGTATAGTTGTTTAGAAAGAAATGTCAACCCAGCAAAAGTTGACATTAATAAATTTGCACTTGGTAGTACAAATAATAAAGTAGATATGGTTTACGATCATATAAACACCGGCGGCAGTTATGTAAGTGAAGTTGGCACAGGAACAATTGATATTAAAAGAATGGATGATTTAGATCTTCCAAAATTTGGCTTGTTAAAAATTGACTGCGAACGTCACGAACTTGAAGTTCTTAAAGGTGCAATGGATACAATATTAAAATATAAACCAATTATTGTTTGTGAACAACAAGCTGATACAGACGAATGTGCTGGACTATTCTTAAAGTCGTTTGGTGCAAGAGAAATTACCAATGTCAGAAAAGACTATATCTTTGGTTGGTAACAAGTAAATACCTACATGAAGACAGTATTAGTAACTGGTGGATTTGATCCACTACATTCCGGACATATAGAAT